TGAAAGTATTCAACCTCCAACACATCGACCTTCTCGCGCTTAACCTCAGCACTTGCATTGCTTGTCAATGAATCTTGTAACGCAAGTTCAAACACAGCTTTCTTAATCGCTGTTGGTATTTCAGTTTCGCCATTTCGCGGAAATTCACGCGGCTGATTTTCGTCTGTTTTCTTTCCATTAAAAATGTATTGACTGTCCAAGTAATCACTAGCCGCCACAAGACGCTGCTCCTTCTCAGGCTCAGACAATGCCGCCCAAGCATTTGCATTTGGACGGATTGCGTGATAAGCGTCCGCTTCAGCTACTGTTACATAACTATCATGCGGTACGTTTATCATTATTCAGCCTCTTTAGACTTTCGCGGCTTTGCTTCTTTGGCCTCAGATTCAACTTGCTTAAGAGTGCCGTCCTCAATCATTGCTTTAATTGCGTGATGTTGTGTATCAACGTCAGTTAGCTCCACCTCAGAAAGAGGCAGAACCAACGCGTCATTGAACACAATCACAAAAGGTTTCGTGTTTGTGTATTTCATGATTTTATACCAAAGTTGCTTTAGTGAAGGCCAAAGGCATGTAAACAGCCACACCCGCACAACGTGCGATGCAGTCAATCACAAATTCCAAGTTTCGCGCTTGGGCTGGCAATTGCTTAAATGGCTGCGGCACGATTGCCTCAATATTCAAACCAACAAATTCACCAACAACAATTTGCTTTGATGCTTCCAATTGTGGCACACCAACAAACTTAATGCTTGGGTATGATTCGCGAATCATTTCCAAAGCTGATTTGCCAGTAGTGGTATTTCGCTTGGTGTTGGCAGCATTGTAAGAAGTCAATGGCATAAAGAAGTGCGTAGGGTTATGGTAGCCACTAGATTGCAACAACACGGCTGAAATTGCTTTATCCATATCCGCAATGATTGCATCAGCAGTTGACGCTGGCCATGCGGTAAGTGTTGGCAATACAGTTGAGCCGATGTTCGGGTGATTGGTCACTCCATTAACACCATACTTAGCCTCACCAACCATAACCAAGTCATCAATCTTACGGTCAATCGCATTGCGGGCTACTGTACCCTTGCGGCTTGGCAAATTAGTACCCAAAGCATTTGAAACTGTCAACTCTTGAATGTTGTAACCAAAGCTGTCACCTAAAGCTTTAATGCTGATGGTTTTAGGTGTGCCAGTTAAATCAACGCGCGGCAAGTCGTCGGCATAGTCAGCAATTACCTTAGCAATACCAACCTCATCAGAAACGCGATAAGTAAATGTTTCAGCCCACTCAGGCACATCATTTGAGCGTGGAATTGCAGAGACTAATTCATTTGCAATCTTTGGTTCTTCATAAATCTTGGTGCGGATAAACTCAAGTTCTTTCGCAACCCACAAGCCGTTGTCTTGTCGAACTTCACCGCCGTTGCGCTTCAAAAACTCGGTGGCCAGCACCGCTTCATCTTGATTATACAATTGTGTCATTATTATTTATTCCTTATTGAAATGCTTGCGGGGTAGTGACTTGGATTTCGGCAAGACGATTGCCGAAAGCACCGACAACGACTTTACGAACAACTGAGCCTTTTAAGACGTTGCCAGTCGCGCCTGTAATCATGCCAGTTGCAGCTTCAAACTTAGCAGCACCGCCAACAACAGGGCTTTCACTCGGCTTAACCTCAGCCCATACAACGCCATCAACCATCACGCCAACGCAATCATTAGGATTGTAACCAGAAGGCTTAACCCATGTATGAACTGTAATACCAGTGCCAGTGCCACCCAATGTAACGGTGTCATTAGTGTAATTTGCAGTTACAACGCGGCCAACTGCCATGGACGTTGCTGTTGCTAAGCTCTCCACGCGGTCATCGCCTGAATCTGCTTTCATGCCTGCAAATGCAATTGCTTTTTTATCGCCATATGCCATTATAATTTACCCTCTTGAATTTGTTTTAAACGTACTTGCTCAGAAGTAAGCACTGGTTTTGAGTCTTGATTTAATTGTTTACGCTGCGCACCGACTGAATTGCCAGCCTCTTGTGCATCCATACGCGCCAAATCATAAGCCGCGTCAATGTATGCTTCTGCTTTATCAGTAGCATCGAAATTGGTGCGTACAGATTTAATTACAGCAATCTTAATTTCAGAATCGGTAGCATCTTCTTTAAATTCAACATTTAAAGCCTTAGCATCTGCTTCTAATTTCAAACGTGCTTTAACCTCGTTTGCAGCATCCTCACGCGCCTTAGCAATAGAAGCCTCAGCCTTTGCTTTAGCGTCCTCAGCAGCATCAGCACGCGCCTTTTCAGCCTCTTTAGCGGCATTAGCGTCAGCAACATCCTGATTCAGCTTTTTTAACTCTGCATCAATTTCAGGCGTGACATCATACTCAACGCCATTGTCTAAACGGTATTTAACCATTGTTTCCTTGTCCTCTTGAAAATCCATTGAATCTAAATTTAAACGCGCATTGCCAGCGCGCCCTGCTTTCACAATCGCCAAATGATTGTATTTAATGTCACGCTGACGGTGTGTGTATGGCTGGCCGTTATATACGCCGCTTTCTTCATCCAAGTTAAGCGTATAACCGCATGACAAGTCCTTATTGCCACCGTCTACCATGCTTGTGTCGTGAATAACAATCTCAGCAGTAACATTGTCACCGTCTTGTCGGCCAGCCGACATAACAGCACCAACAGTCACCCCAACAGAATTGCCGTTATTTATCATGCCGTGGTGCATTGCCGTCACCGGCTTGCCTTTAATGCTATCTAGCGAATCCTGCTTAAATACATCATCAGGATGCCGCAACTCATACCGCATCGTGCCATCTGCGTTCCGATAAGGAAACACGCCGCAACGAGTAATTGCAGGCGTGTCTAAGATAAATCCCTCATCTGTGCGGGTGGCCTTTATTTCGCTAACGTCAAAACGTTGCATTGTCATATTAAACCCCTACGTTTTAACTCCCTATTTAATTCAGGATTTTCACCACCACCAAATATGATAGCGTCAATATCCTCCAAAGCTGGCAAAATCATCTCAGCCCAACAGCGGCAACGAATCGGCACGCCAGCATGGCCATCATGCGGAGGCTTATCCCATGAGTAGATTTTACCCTCACGCAACAAATGCTCTGGCCTTTCACGCGCATCAAGACGGCCACGCCAACGGTACTTAGCAATGCCAATACGCGTTTGCCGCTCCCGTGTTAGCTGTGCGTTAAGCTTCTGAGTTTGGTCAACTGCGATTAATTCAGCGCGATTAACTGGCATATTGATTGTTTGCATAATTTGCTTTTTAAGCGTATCAACGTCAGTACCATTTGAAATAGCAGCACTAACTTGCCCTGCAATCTTTCTCTGATAATCAACGCCAATGTCTTTAATCAATTCTGCATTAATCTTAGACCACTCTTTCAAGGCTTCTTCAAGCCAAGGCTCTTTTGGTGCAAATACATCTAAGCCATAACCAGACTTAATCACAGCAAAGAATTGCAAGCGGTTGAATCCTGCAATCTTTTCAGCCAACTCATAAAGCTTTTTAATCACAATATCAGCATACCTTGATACGCTTGATGCAATACCCATTACTTCACTAAGCAAAGTCTTGTAATCGTCCTCGCTTGCATCCTGACGCATGTTTAACGCCTTGTAAGTCGCACTTTGCAACTCTTTGGCATAATCACCAATAAGACGCTGATACTCGCGCTCAATCGCAACGGGATAAAGCCAAGCCTTAAGACGTTTCGTTTGCATATGATGCCGCCTCTGATTTACTTACTTCCTCTGCGTAGCCAAACAAGTTTTTAGACTTCATGTACTCGATAATCTGAGCATCATCAGTAAAGCCTAAATTGTAGATTGTAGCTATTGAATCAGCTTCAACCTTATTTGCATCTGCTTTAAGCTTAGCAACTTCAGCGTCCGCCTTTTCGTCAGTATCAGGCAACGGATTAAATTCAATTTTCCAATTGTCTGCTAAACCTTTGATGTCAATCTGACCCGCCAGCATTGCGACAATCCGCTCAATAGCGGGTCTAAGCATAGACTGTATAGCCGTCAAGGTAGAGTAGTAATTTTTCCAATCACTCTCACCCGTAGCATTTAGTCCGTTTGCAGATTGTCCGAATAAAACAGTTACAGGAATGCCTGTGTCAGCAGATACGCGGCTTTCTTGAATTGCGACTGCATCTTTGATGCCTGACAGGCTTAAGTCATTAATGACAAACTCGTCGCCCGTGCTTTCTTTCGTACCGTCACCACCATCTATCACAACAGAGTTAAGCAGGCTGCGAACGTTATCAACCAAGTTAATACGCGCTCTAACTGTTTGTTCGCCGTCAGTAGTTTGGTTTTGCTTGTCAGTCAGTAAAGCATCAGCCAAGCCTTGCATTGTGTACACGGCTTGTTGCTTGCGTTCCAATACTTTCAGCGTCAATCCAACCGCATCATAGTACGCATTAACAGCTTCCATTTTCTTAGCCGCTGTCACACGACCTTGAAACGGATTTGCTTGCACGTTCATACTAGAAAATGGCATACCCTTAATCGCAATCATGCGCGATTCATGAATCGTTACATTGTTCCAATTGTAGAAAATTGGCATGTTGTATTTTGGATTGTTTGCATCGGTGTAAACGTCACCACTCGGACTAAAGTCGCTAATAGGATAAACGCGCAAACTGTCAATCTTATATT